TTCGGAAGCAATTGCGGAAAAGTGCCCCATTATTTCATCAAGTAAGCGAAGTTTCAAATAGGCTCGCTCACGAATGTCTATGTCCATCTCATCCGAATTGGTAATAACACTCATAAGTGTTGAACGGATGGAATCGATCTCCCCGGTAAACCATTCGTCACCCAGAAGCGTTTTAGCCCGTTCTGACTTGTTCATCTTGCAATGGTGTAGTCAGAGAGAAGACCATTATTCATGGCGAAGTCGAAGACCGGGGCTGATCCGATTGCCATATATTCCCCTCCCGGCATTACTGGCGTGGTCATCACTTGGCCAGGAAGATCAACAAGCCCAAAGATCGCGGGGGCGCTAGGCATTGTTGGAATAGTCTGATTTGTTTGTGCCGGAGGAGTGAACATCAAAGGATTCATCCGAGCGCCAAACCTTCCGGCCCCATAAGGAGCGCGGGTGGCGAATGGGTCATACACACCCGTACCAGGAATCGCCTGCATCTGAGTCGGGCTAAAGTCATCCAACAGCCCAGCGTTAACCATCGGCTCAATGACCGACGTATAACGATCTGTTGGCTTTTCTGCGATGTAGTTCCTGACCGCTTGGTTAAATGCGGGCCTGAAGTTCTCAGGGGTCAGTTTCCCACTCATTAGCTGACCAGTCCAATAGGCCAGCCCTTGAGGATCGATTTGATTTGTCCGTGACCCAACACCGACGCGCCCAATGTTGCCGTAAGCGGATCGGACGATTGCATCAGCTTCTGCGCCAGTAAGCCCCGACACTACATTGTCTTGCGTCTGCTCCACATAAGTGGTGTATGGGGAGGCGGGCTTTTCAACAAGATAGTTGGAAACCGCTTGATCGAATGCGGACTGGAACGAATCAGGGGAAAGCCGACCACTTGTAAGCTCACCCTTCCAATATGCGAGTCCCTGCGGATCAATCTGGAAGACCTCCCCGCCAGTCCCCGTCCTTCCAATGTCTGCATATGCAGCCTTGACCAAAGCATCGGCTTCATTCACCGAAATCCCGGTTGGTTGACCAACACCGAGAAGGCTGCGTTGTGAGTCAATTTGCCTCGCCAGGGTTGGGTTTTCGGCGCGGACTTGTCGGACGATCTTGTCAAAGTTATCCAGGCCAGCGCCCATCCAGTATTTGATTGCCTCCTCTGAAGGAGTCAGCTCCGCTAGCGGATTGTTTGCGTATGCCTGTAAGACTTCTTGTCTGGTTGCCATGATTTACCCCGGAATCTCAATGTTTGAGGAGATGCCTGCGCCGATCTTTGCCGCCTTGAGTTGGACTTCGGCCTCGAACTCTTGGCGCTTCAGCTCCAGTTCAGCCGCAGCCTTCTCTCGGGCGAGCTGAATCTCAGCCGCTGCTTTCTCGCGCTTGGCTTGAATATCGGCCAAAGCCTTCTGGCGGTCAATCTCCAACTGGGCCTGAGCCTGCATCATCATCGCTTGGATGGCCGGATCAGGTTGCTGTTGCTGCGGAGGAGGATTGCTCAGAGCCTGGTCGATCTCAGGCGTGATCGGCTTGAAGAAGGTCGCCGAGTCCTTGAACCCTGCGGCTTCGATCATCCTTCCCAGAGTCTCGCGGTACTGACCAACCGTAACCAAAGGATTGGCAGGGCCGAACTGCTGAAGAATCCGCTCCTGCTTGTCCAGGATCATCGCAAGCATCGCCATCTGCTCTTGCTTGTTGCCCGTTCCCAGGCCGACAGAGATGCTCACATCGTACTGATTCGACCATTCACGGGGATCCATTTGGATGTACTGACCGCGCATCCGAATGATCCGTGGCTTGTCTTGGTACTTGCACAGGAGCTGGAGAATGCCCTTGAACAGACTCTTTACGCCTGTCTCGGCGAAGTTCCGAGCGATCAGTTCCATCTTGCCAGCAGAGGCGTTCTGGAACGCAGCCACAGCGGTAGCGGTGACGTTCTGTAGGACATTGGGATCAAGGCCCTGCGTGGCATCCGACACACCCGTTCTCTTTGCCTGGACTGCATCCAGATACTCGAGCATCGGGAATGCTTGGTTCGCCACAGGCTGAACCGCCATCGGAACCACCGCATTGGGGTTCTTCATCCGAATCACACCACCAGGCGTGGGAGAGATGAGATCGTCCAGGTTGACCTGACCATCCACCGCACCGACTCGGTAGTTATTGGTCAGATACAGGTTATCTAGCATCTGACGGGTGATCGTGGACTTCTGTAGCTGCAAGTCCATGACCTTATCCGCGAGGGACAGGCCATAGAACTTGTGCGGAACAGGGATCGGGCAGAGGCTATGGAAAGGAATGTAGTCCGTTTCCGTTTCTTCGAGAATCTCGCTTCCGGCGTACCAGACTTGGAGCAGCTCGGCCAGACCGTCACCATCCCTATCGGCGCGGATGTAGCACTCGTACACCTCCACATCCTGCATGGTGGGGTCAAGGCTTTCGTCTTGGCTGGGTTGTTCGCCCTCGGAGTACCGAGCCACTCGCTCAGGAGAGAAGCTCAGATCGTCGTAAGCCGGGAGGTCGCGGACAACCTCTTCCGGGAATCCCATTGCCACCAGGTCAGACCGAGGCATCAGTCGACGGTGAGCGACAAAGGGTGAGTCCTGGATCGTTGTGGCCTTCTTGGAGATCAGGAATTCCTCGGGAGGAATGTTCTGGATCGCCACCCGCCCGACTTGGTTCTTCTTCTTGACCTTGACGGTGTGAGATGCCTGTACCAGCGGCATACCGTCCAACCCAATCGCAGGACTTCCGTCAATGTTCATGACGGGAGTGACGATGGTTTCCTGCTCAATGATCTCCCGAGTCCCGTCTGCCAGGAGCATCGTGAGTTCGTCATCGGTCAGGTTCTGATAGGTCTCCTTGACAACATCAATACGGTTGTCCCAGTAAGCCTTGACGATACCGACCTTCTCGAGCAGCGCATCCTTGAACCAGTCATGCAGGATGGCGAAACCAGGGTTGTCCTTGTAGAACACCCAGTTCGAGTAATCCGTGGCCTGATTCGCGCCTTGCTCATCACCGGGGCCGACAGGCTCATAACGGATGATGTCATCCGAGGCGGTGAAGATGCGGATCAGCTGAGGAATCGCGCCGTCAATGACCTCTGCCACCTCTCCGGTGACGATCTGGCTTCGACCCTCTACCTCGTTCCCGTAAGGGTAACGAAGGTAATACTCAAGTGACCGGGTTCTCTGCTCGGTTGTCTCCGTTTGGAGATACCCGATCGCTCCATCGATTTCGGCCTCGAGCAGGCTTTTCAGGCTGATTTGATTCATGCTTTTCCTCTAACGCTTTGATGCGTCGCTCCAGCTCCGCGAGTTTGGCGTTGATGTTGCCTTGAGGCTGTACCCACATTAGACCACCCACCTTGTGTTAACGCTAATCGGCTTGCTCCAGTCGCCCTGTTCGTGAGTCCCGATAGCGAAGTATCGGAACGCATCGGACGAATGAGAGGCCCAGTCGTGTAGCGGTGTGTCAAAGAATACGTTTCTCTTCTCGTCAAAGTTGCGCCGATAGTTCCTGAGCGCGTCTAGACCCTGCTTCACCTTCGGCACATTAAACCAGCACTTCGGGAGAATGCGTCTGACGCTCTGGATTCCATCTGCAACTGACAAGCGCGGAGCAACCGTTATTTGTAGCCCTGCCTCTTGCAGCATTTCCTTTCTGCTGCGTCCTGTCCCCAATTCTCGCACTTCTACGTCATGAGGCAAGATGTGTTCGGCTGTATGCCACTTATTCTCTCTGAGCCAGTTCACATACCAATCCAAACCTTGGCCGTGGTTTTCCACGAAATCCATCACTCGGTACTCTTGTCCGGCCACCTGAACCACCCAGATCGCGGTGGTGTCAGACATCCCCAAGTCCCAAGCGGTGAATGTCCGGGTCAGGTCGTCCCGGTCAATGTTCGTGAGCCTGCCCTTCTCCTCCAGGTCGTTGATTAAGGCCCCGTAGTAAGAACCCTCAACAGCGGCATGGAAGGAGCATTCGAACTCCTGGTTGTACTTGTCCTGCCCCATCTCTCGCCTAGCGGCGTGCAGTTCCGACTCAGGGATAAGGTGGGTCTGGGAGGCTTTGAACTCCAGTAAGCCCCAGTCTTCCTCTTCCTCGGCCTGGTCTCTCAGGTCTTTGAAGTGGTTTGATCCCTTTGGGGTTCCGAGGAACAGCGCCCACCCTAGTCGGTCTGACAGCGCAGGACGAACAATGTCAGTCCAGATTCGCGGGTCTTGGTCGGCAATCTCGTCAATGATGACGCCATCGAAGTATTGGCCTCGGAGGGAGTCAGGATTGTCTGAACCGTAGAGCTGGATTCTGCGTCCCCAGAAGTCCGTTCGCAGTTCCGAGATGTTCGGAGTCGCGCCAAGAGGTTCTGTGTACTTCAGCAGATAGTCCCAGGCTACCCGCTTGGCCTGCCCATAGGTAGGGGCGATGTAAGCATACCGGGGTGCTTCCTTACGGTTCTCCACGGCATCCCGAATGATGTGGTTCAGAGCGGCGACTGTCTTTCCCATCCGTCGGTGAGCCACCACCACCCCAAAGCGGTGATCCCGCATCATCTGATGGATGGCGAGTTGTGGCCCTCGAGGAGAGTACGGGATTACGATTTCTCGCTTGCCCATGAGACCATCATCTCAATCGGAGTTCCGTTCTCGCCAGTAACCTCAGTACGGGCCAGTTTGGGAATGTGGTACTCAATCGCTCTGAGATACAGATCAGCAGCCTTCGCCGGGTCTGGCTTTACCTTATCCCCATCACCCATTGCGACGGTATTAAGCCATTCTGCGAACTTTGGCGCGTTTTGCTCTGCCACCATTGAGATCATCTCTCTAACGCCTTGGGTGGCTTTATTGACCGATCCCTTTGGCCTTCCTGGGCCTGCTCCTGGCAGATTGCCGAAGTTTGAGTTAGTTTGTTTATTCATGTTTCCGACTCCTTTCGGGCCATCGGGCGTAAGTTGAGTTATCTCAATCTTACTTCTTTTTGTTTCGTTCGGATATTGCCTTTGCCTTTGCTTTGGCATCGGCCTTACTGTTTGCTCCCCATGCCTTTAGGCTCAGGAGAAGTCTTGTGGGTTCGCCATTCTTGTACTCTGGCCCCGGCATATTGCCCATCCTTGCCAAGAAAGATGCGCGTCTAGGGTTATCCCCACTCTTTACTGGGGGCTTTAGGTTAGAACCAGGGTTTTCCCGCTCATAGGACTTTCGGCCTTTTTCATTGAGGCCACCTTTGGCATTTTTCCCTTCTTTGCGAGACCAGGCGGCGCTCATTTCTTTGCCGTCTTAGCAGCAGCCTTAAAAGCAGCAGCAGTCGGCGCTCCCTTTGTTCCAGGCTTTCTCATCCGCTCAGGAGTCTTGCCTGCGGCTTTCTGGCGCTCGATGCGCTCACGCTTGGCGTGGATTGCTGCATAGAGTCCGGGTGATCCAGGCTTTTTCATTTCTTTTTCATCGCTTTCCGAGCTTCGCTCATTGCTATCGCAGTCGCTTGGGCACGGCTTTTGACAACGGGGCCACCCTTGCCAGAGTGCAGTTCACCCTTGCCATACTCGCGAAAAACTTTAGCTATCTTCTTCTCGCCCTTCTTCGTCATCTTCATACTCGCCCTTTCGTGCGTTGTACTTTGCCATTTGAAGCATCTGCTTGCGCTTCTGAGTCATCTTGGTGATCGGGCCACCCGTGAGCCATGCGCTACAGGTTCTGTCTGCCGCACACTTGAACTCGAACAGCTCACAGTAACCCAGATCAGCCGCTTCGACAACCTCGGGAGCATAGGTCTCATCGTCGGATTCTTCTTTCTGAATCCCTCCGGTGATGCAACCCATCATCTCGGGCGTTTGAATGAAAGCAGCGCAGTTCCCGCACCTCATCGACTGAGCGATCTCGGGAGTGGTGTTCCATTCCTCTGCGCGTTCGTCCCAGAAATTACCCGGTTTTTCGGGATTGGCAGGCCCGTAACCGTACTCCTCGAAGGCGTGGTTACGGTTCTTGAGGTTGACCTCTGTGTCCTGGGTGGCGATGGGGC